GCGCAAGGTCGAAGCCGAGCGTGCACGAGTGCCCTTCGAACTGCTCGAGCGTCAGCGTCTCATCGGCGCAGTTCTTCCAGTCTTCGAGATTGAAGAAGCCAGCTTTCGCCGACGTCCAGACGTTCAGGTGCTTCGTTTTGAACGTGTTCGTGAAGCGCGCCGACTTGATCGCGCGCTGCTGCTGGCTCTCCAGATACTCCTGATAGACCGAGATGCCGATGTTCGGGTTGGCCTTCGCCAAGACGCGCGGATCGGTCCAGTCATCGCCTTCGTCGATGGTCCAGATCCAGCCGAAAAGCTCGTCATCGGGCACCGTGCCCTCAAGCATCTCGATCGCCTGGCGCCGCTTGTCGTAGCACGGCCCCTCAATGTTCGCGCCGGCCGTCGTGATGATGAACATGAGCGGCTGGCGACGCGCGCCCATGCCGGTCAGCATCGTCTCGTACAGCGCGGACGAATCGTGCTCGTGATACTCGTCGACGATCGCGCAGGACGGCGATGCGCCGTCGCCCGGATTGCCGATCAGCGGCTCGAAGCGGCTGCCGTCCTCCGGCTTGTTCATGTTCGAGGCGTTCACCTCAATGCCGGCGGCCTCAATGAGAAGCGGCGAACGCTTCACCATCAGGCGCGCGGGCCGAAAGACTTCCCACGCCTGCTTCTCGGTCGTCGCGCCCGCGTACACCTCGGCGCCGAACTCGTCGTCGAGCACGAACATGCCGATGCCGACGCCCGCGGCGATCACCGACTTGCCGTTCTTGCGGGGCACTTCCCAGTAGCTTTCGCGGAACCGGCGCTTGCCGGTGCGCTTGTTCACCCACCCGAAGGTGCACATCAGGCCGAATTTCTGCCACGGTTCGAGCGTGACGAGCTGGCGCTTGAACGCCCACTCGCCCTTCGTGTGCGGCATGAGCTCGATCAGCGCGAGCTTCTTCTCAGCTGCGACCGGATCGAACTTCCATTTGAAATCTTTCTTGCGGCTCGCCGCGAGGTCGTCCAGGTGGCGCTGGCATGCGAGCAGGACATAGCGGCCCGCCGGCCGTTTGCCGCGCACGACGTCGCGCGCGAACTGGAGCCCTTGCTCCACGCGCGGATACGTTGTTGCCATGAGGGTTTAGCTGCCGAGCAGCGCACCGAAAGGGTTGTCGGTCTTCTTCTTGCTGCCGCCCATCAGGCGCTGCCGGCTCGACGGGTCTAGTCCGAGCATCGCGCCGAACGTCGCCATCTGCGAGGCGGACTCTTTCACTACTGTCGCCGCCGGGTTCTTGGTCGGCCCGCCCTGCGCGCCGAGCACGACAGGCCCGTTGCGCACGACATCCGCCTGCGCTACGCGCCAATTCCCGTAGGCTGAGCAGAACAATTCGACGATGTGCAGATCGGTCATCTGCAGGATCTTCTGCGAACACAGAAGCGGCACAACCCGCTCCCACATATCGCGCGCCTCGGCGACGATCCACTCCGGCGCATCGATGTTCTCGACCAACCCGAAGTCAGGTTCGTCCTTATTCAGTGCTCGCTTGCCCGGATTGCCGGCCAATTCCTTTTTGGCCGTGGGCTTGGCGCGGCGTCCGGAGCGGCCCGGAACTCCGGCCATTTTTCCCTCCGTTTGCGGCGATTTTCCGCCGGTTTGGCGTTGTAACTTTTACTCGCCGCCGAACCTCCGGCCGGCGAAACCCGAATTTCATTTTTCGCGGTTGTGAAAATTCGGCTGGGCGGACGGTCCCAAGGCCTTCCGCGCCAGACTTTTGAGGCCCCCGGGCCCGCTGGCGCGCCGCTCGGCAGCCTCTAGGCTGGCCGCAGGCGGGCTGCCGCTGCGCGCGCGGGGCTCAGCGGGTCTTCGGCTCGCGGGCCGTCTTGTCCTTGTGGCAGGCCTTGCAGATTGACTGCAAGTTGCTGTCCGCGTCCGACCCGCCTTGCGCCTTCGGAACGACGTGATCGACTTCGGTCGCGATGGTCACGTGACCCGCGCGCTTGCATGGCTGGCACAACCCGCAGTCACGCAAAAGGATTCGTTCGCGCCGCTTCACCCAGGCGTTGCCGTAGCCGCGCGCATGACGATTGCCGCGCACCGCGTCGGGCTTCCACTTCACCTCGTCCGCTCGATGCTTCTCGCAATAGTTGTCGTTGCCAGATACGAGCGTGCCACATCCGCGATGCTTGCACGGTCTCTTCGGTCGAGCGGGCATCAGTCATCGCCTCGCGCGAACAGATGCGATGTGTCATCGAGCGCACGAGTGAAGATCCACGCAGCACGAGCCCACATGTTCAGCCAGATGCTGAAGCCTTCGAACACATCGTCGACGTCGAACATGGCGCGCCCAAATAAGTTGAGAACACAACCGCAGCTTCCGGGAATGGGGATTCGCACAGGCGAGCGGAACGGGATGAGCTCTCAGATTGACGTCGCCCGGAGGTGGTTTCCGGCGCCGACCGCCGGGTGACGGCGTCAATCTCAGAGCGTAAAATCGCCACGCCGGGATCCACCGGCGAGATACGAGGAAAAAATGAGCTTGAAACTGAATAACGTGGGATTGAATCGCGCCATGAACCCGCCCACAGCGTACGCCGCCCTGACTAATTCGAAGGGTGAGCAAGTCACTGTGCATGTTCCACTGCCGCACGCAGACATCAATGCAATAACGATCGGCGAGATCGAAAGACTGGCCAAGGCAGAATTCGAACGCATGGCGCGCGAATAATGCAAAAAGCCCGCTCAGTGGCGGGCTTCTTTCAGGCTACCAACTCGACTTTCTCTTGAGGCACCGATCCCTCCTTACGAGGATCGATAAGCTCACGCCGAAGCGGAATTGGTAATCTGAGCAGCATTCTAGCGAAACTCTCAGGGTTTACAAGCGATTTCTTCAACGAAGCTTCGGCTTCTGAACGGATCAGATTCCAAGGCCTGCCGCGCAGATTCACGCCGTGCACCTTGCGCATGCGGGTGACCACCTGGACGTTGCTCATCCCCCAGATGTAGTGATACTTGAGGATGAACTTGTGCACCGGGTGCTGCATCGACGACCACGCGCGCTCGACCACCCATGCATCGAGTTCGTCTTTCGACAGAGACACGGGCGCGCCCTCGTACTTTCCCTCCGAATCCCTGATTGATACGTACCAGCGCGCCCACTGCGCGCAAACACCTGCCTGAAACTTTGGCAGGCGCACCACACGGGCCCAATTGTCGAGCCGCTCCCCGAAAGTTTCGAACGTCATCCTATTTCCCCATTCCATATTTAGGACCACTACATTCTACTTCATTCGTCTAAGCTAAACAATTGTTTCTTAAGACCTTTCTACCGTTTACGCGCACTGCTCGACCTCGTATCCAAACGCCTCGGCGACCCTCAGACGACAGATCGCGACCTTCGGCGACTCGTCGACCATGATCCCGTGAAAGACCGGGTTCATCTGCGATTCGGCCAGCCATTCGAGCTTCCCATCCTCGCGCACGCGCGGATAGGTCACATAGCGCTGACGCTCAGCGATCGGCGCGGCAATGTGCCAGTTGTCGGACGGCTGATACTGGATGTAGCCGACGGAATGCACATCGACTTGGCACCAGTCCATGCCGCATGCCCGCTTTACTTCTGCCTGCAGGCCCTCGGCGCGCGCGGTCCAGAAATCGAGCCACGCGCCAGAAAGTTGAGCTACGTTCATTGCAGCCACCTCGTCTGAACATAGGCCGCCGCGCCGATGCCGCAAACTGCGACCCAAACAACCACGAAGACAATTCCTTGTGCGTCGGTCGTCATTTCGGCTCCTTTCCAATCGACGCGTCGCGGGCTGCCTCGAACGCTTCACGCTTCATGCTCACGACGAACACCACGTTTTCCCATTCGCCAGTTGCGATGTCGCGCATGGAAATGCAGTCGGTGCCGAACGTGATCTCCGCATATCCACGGCGCTGCTTCGCGCTGGTGATGGACTCGGCCAGAACTTGAACGCCGACGTTATCGACGCCGACACGCTGGATCAATTCGTCAAGTTTCATTTCTGCTGCACGGGTTTGGACCAATCACGGCGCTTCACGCCCATCACGGCGAAGTAAGGATCGAAGTCGGCGGGTAGCGTGTTCATGCTGTCTCTCTCACGTCCATCTCGTTCATGCCGCTCGCGAGGAACGGCCCCAAGGTCTTTCTGTTGTCGTCGACGTATGCCCTGATGCGATACACGCCGGGCTCCATCCACGCGTCGTCGAGAATCGGTATCCCTTCGCGCCGATCCTCCGGAATCCATGCGTCAACCCAGACAAACGGCCTGTCTTTGCTCTGCACCTTCGGGAGAGCCAGCCGATACACCATCGTTTCCAGCGACGCCGTCATCTGGAACGGCTCCATGGCATACCGCTTCCCGTTGCGGCCGCGCGGCGTGCGCCAGCCCGTGTGCGTCGGTATTCGAATCAAGCACCGCACCCTCTTCCTCCTTCAAACCCATCTTTGCCGCGCGCAGGGGCATCCAGCGCTCATACGCGCGGTCCCATGCGGCGAATTTCTCTTCGCGCGCCGCCGGGCCTTGGTCGATCCATGCGTGACACGCCGCGCATCCGGGAACAGTCTTCTCGTGCGCCGCCTTGATTCCCATGCCTTTGCCGTCTCTCGATTGGTTCGAGTGGCACGGCACGACCGATCCATGGCCGATGCACACACCGAACACACGGAGAAAGCACGGCTCGCCGCGGCACGCCGCCAGATAGTTCGACCCCTCGGCGACGGTCGGCTTCTTCACGCGGCTCTTCATCGCCGAGCGGCGCAGCGACGTCGCGCGGTCTGCCGTCTTGAACGGCGAGCGCTTCATCGGCGTCTTGCGTGCGAGCGGCGTGGAGCGCTTCACGCGGCCTCCGCTTCGTCGAGCAACTCGATAACGGCGTCTTGCGAGATGACGGGCATATCGCCAGCGAGGCCGACGATGTGTCGCGCCTGCATGACGCGCAGACCGAGCCCGCGTGCGAGCGTGTGCTCGACCACCGCGCCGCGCGACTGCTCCCAGCCGGGCAGCAGCGCAATGCCGTCGCACGTCACGAGTTCGCGGATGTCCGCGCGCATCGCCGTGAGCCAGTCAGGATTCGGGCCGACGTCGATCTCTGCCGGATTGACGATCTCGAAGCCCAGAGCGCGCAGGCGCGCCGCCTCGGCGTGGAATGCAGGAAAGTTCAGGTCGACGTAGCCGGACATCGGGCCTGCGATGTAGAGCTTCATGCCGCGGCCCTCCCGTAAAACGCTTCTGTGAAGGGGTCGCGGAACGGCTTGATTTGACGCAGCAGCGCTGCCCTACGCTTCTTGTCTTCCGATTCCTGTCGAGTCATTCCGGGGTGCTTGATCGCCTTGCGGCGGCTCGGCTGGAAGCGAACAGGAGAAACAACGGCATCAGGCTCGTCGCTGAGCTCATAGAGCCAGCTCATATTGATGCAGCCCTCCCGGGTCTTGCCTGCCTTGCGGAAACGCGTTCCGGGGTACGCCTTCTTGCGCGCATCGCGGATCAGTCCACCCACCTCTTTTTCGGTGATGCCGGTCGCACGCGCAATCGCTCCGGTCGTAGACGGCCCCAGTTTTCGAAGCGCCGCGCGAATTTTTTCGATGCGCGAAGCTTCCTTTTTCATCACAGTCACGCTGCCTCCTTGTCGATCTCAGAAACGGCCACTTCGGCGCGCGGATCGTCGCCGTATGCCTTGCTCAGGTTGATTCCGACGACTTGCGCGTCATCCGCGTACACCACGTCGTTCATCGCGTCCTTGATGGCCTTCAGGACGTTGTCGGCATCCGGCTTCTTCGTCGCGCAGATCTCGCCGGCGCGCGCCCTCTCCTTGCGCGCCTTCGACCAGCTCGGCGGGATCGGCACGACGATCGACACCTGCAGCCGCACGGGGCGAGCGAATGGCTTGCCTCCCGCCATCGCCACGATTGCGGCCGCCTTCACATGGCGCTCGTAGGCAGCCGTCTTCTTGGGTGTCCGCATGCGAACGCCGGTAGCCGTGCGGGATGCGCGAGGCCGACCTTTGGCGACAGGATTTCCAGCGACAGCGAACTTGACGGTGCGCGGCATCGGCGCAGGCGCCAGCGATACCACCGGCGCTCCGCCCGAGACGATGTCTTCAAACTCGCTATTCGGCTGCGTGCCGAACTTCCTCGCCAGGGCGCGCTGCTGCGAGTCGCGTCCGACGGTCATGTCCTCGCGCACGCGCGCGGTGCCGACGTTCTTCGTGCCTTCGGCAACGTGCATCGGCCAGGGTGCGGAGCGCTTCACTGTTCCTCCTGCTTTTCGATTGCAGCTCGCACGCGCGCAGCGATCGCCGGTACCGGCTCTTCGTCGTCGAATGCGATGCCCATTTCCTTCGCCTTGCCCTTGATGCCGCTGGCGGACTTGTCCCAGTCGCTTGCATGCACGCGCGTTCCGTCTGGATTGCGCTTGATCGCCATGCGGCCGCGCACGTCGCCGTAGCCTTTCGGGCTGATGAGGTAGTCGAATCCGG